TTGCCATAACAGATTCTGCTTCAATCTTCGCAAGTTGTTGTGCCATGTTCATAGGATTGTTTGCACCACCACCAAGTTTATCCATCCCTGGAATTGGATCCATCTTCGGAGACTTCTGCACAACTTGTGCTGCTCTTTCGGATATGAGATTATTGAGTTCTGGTGATATATTATCAAACTTAAATCTTGGATCTCGAATGTTTGGCATTGGTGGCAATTCAACACCTGTTGCAGTTTGCATCCTTATTCTATATAACATGGCAATATGTTCACCAATATGGGCAATCATCTTTGGACCCAAAGTCTTTTGGGCTATTGGATTTCCGAGTAAACTTGGATCCTGTAAAAATTGCATATGGACGGCAATATGGGCTTCATGGTTTTGGTCCAAGAATGCTTTGATTGGTTTTCCAAGGAGGGTGGAAACATTCTCATCTACAGGATCCATGTTTGGGGCTTCTTCTGGTTTTTTCAAAATCTCATCTATGTCGGGAACTCGAATCGCTTCGTACATTCTTTTGTATGCTTCGTACATATCATGAAGTTGCGGAGCTGATTGTGCAAGTTGTAATATTGCTTGAGCTTGGGCAATGCGTTGTGTTGAGCTGAAAACACTCGGATCACTAACAGGAATTACATCTATACGATCATCAAAGTCTGATGCATAGATAACTTGACTTGTTCCTGATAAAGCGAATTTCATTTCTTCTGGCATTGTTGCTGCATTGATGTGCATAATTAATTTGAATTCTTGCGATTGTGCATAGTGCAATCTTTTATGAATAGCTGAGAATATTTTAGATCCTTGCTCTAACATAGCAATGGTTGTTCCTACAGGAGCATTTGGATTTGTTTCACCAACATTTAAATCCGCAATAGCTGCATATCGTCTTCCTGCATCAACCACGAATCCTAAAAGATTAAACAAAGTTGCTGATGGTTCTTTGAAAGGCAATGGCATAATAGCTTTGCCAATATCATCAACAGCTGCATCAAGATCAACATATTCTCCAGGATTAACATCAAGTTCTCCTCCAGGAACACGACCTTTTAATTTAAAACCACCTTGCATATTTGCGAATGCTGCAGAATCTAAGAGTGCTCTTAAAGATCCAGTTGCTGCTTTCCCAAGACCACCAATCAAGTGATAAAGACCAAAACCATAGAATCCTAGACCAGGAAGGAATTTATATTCAACAAACCAATTAAGTTTCTTTTTGTTGTCATCATCTTCCAACCAGTTCCTTCTTATTGATACAATGTTCTGGGATTCGTAATCAATTGTAATAACATAAGGCAAAGCAACGGCATCAGGATCATCTTTGTCAACATTATCCATGTTATCCCAAATAACATTCGTGTGCATTTCTAAAAGAGTCATGACTTCATCATTGCCTTCAGAAGCTTCTGGACTTATGCCTTCAATATCATAGACAACACTTTCATTAGGATCACCTTCGGAAGCAAATTTTTCGCTTGGTAAATAATAACCAGCTTGAACGAATTTGTTGTATTCGTTTCTTGGCATTTCTATAACATGTGTGTATCTTGGTGATGTTAAAAGATCGGTGCTTTCAGGAGCAACAACGAAATTCTCAGCTTTAACAAAGCGACTTGTAATTCTTTGCATGGATGGGTCAAACCAGATCTTTTTAAAAGTTTGCCCAATCAAAGGAAGATGGAACAACATCTGGTCAACATCTGGGAAGTATTCTGGCATCTCTTCAAGAAGTTGATAATTCATATAATCTTTTACACGGGTTGCTTGTTCTTG